GGGCGCAAGTCCAAATTTAAAGAGGGAACTCAAACCAAAATAATAAAGAGGTTAATCCCTATCGACTCAGAAAACGAAATTAAATTAACAATTGAAAAAATCTTAGAAAAATGGATCAGAAATTAAAACAAATTAAAAAATTCGACAAATGGATGCGTAAGACAATCCAATCAGTCCACTACTCAAATAACGAAAAAATGTGTAACGCTTATCAAAAAATTAACTGAATGGGAGCAAGTTCAAATTTATTCTTAGAAAATTCGGAGCAATTCGTAACAATGTACGAGCCAAGTTTCACCAAAAAGGATGCAATCTTAACCGGAAAGCGAATGGTTGACAATGTAATCGAAAACGGACACGTTGACAAACATCAATTTATGGCAAATATTTGCCGATTAAAAGAGGTGATTAACTCAGCAGACTCAGAAATGAGAAAATACCTACCATTTGAAAAATTAAAATACTATGGCGTCGAGTTCGTTCCGACAAATGGAGGCGACACAATCAATTACAGCGAGGATCCGATTTATTGCCAATTAAAAGCCGACCTGGATGCGAGGGTTGAATTATTAAAGCTCGCACAAAAGCAGCCAATAATTGACGCATACGGAAACGACGTTCCCAAATTGGGAACAACTCCTCGCAAAAACTCAATATCACTAAAATTTTAATAAAAATGAGAATAGGACAAAAAGTTAAGTTAAAAGAGACAAGCGTTTTCGCAATGGAAATCGACAAACATAATCCAACCGATAAAATTGGAGTGATAGTTGAAATCGGTAACGAGTTTCAAAATCCAAAACGAACTCCAGCGCTCCCGGTTTTAGTTGACTGGGGCAAGTTTACAAATAGTTATCGTTATTTAGATTTGGAGGCGGTATATGAGTAAGCAAAGCGAGTTAACCAGGATCAAAAGAGTAATAAATTTTTATTATAAAAGAGGTATTAATTCAGAGAGAGTTAATAATTTATACAGAAAAATTTTGTTAATTAAAAAAAATTATATAATTTAGCGTTATCATAATACCGATGCAAGGTTTGAGCATCTTAATTTCAGACCATAAATAAATAAATTATGAGTACAATTTCAAACAGAAAACAAGCGTTTTCACAGCCACAAACAAATCCCTCAACTAAATTTATTGAGTGGAAATCAAATGACAAATGTTTTAGCTTTTACGACCGCGAAACTTCAGCAAACGTCTCAATCCCTTTACCTTTTAAATTCTTAGTATTGGACGAACTCCACACGGTAAAAGGTTGGAACGACGCAAGCTCTAGTCAAATCAATTCCAATGAGGTAAAATTTATCTCACGCGACGAAATGGTTGTCAAACCATTTAAAGGAAACGAAATCGCTAAGGGTTTATACAAAGACATTAAAGAGAAAATTAAGGCTGCCGGAGGGCATTATGTTAAGAGCGTCTATTGTATGCTCGAAGACGGCTCAATCGCTAACTTACAATTAAAAGGAGCAGCGTGTCAATCTTACGGAGATTTCACAGCAAAGACGCGATCACGTTTAACAGACGAGTGGGTTGTAGTTAATAAAGCCGTAGAGGGCAAAAAGGGAGCTGTTAAATATACGACTCCAGGCTTTGAGTTTGAAAAATCATTAAGCGACTCAGAGGCAGACTTAGCAGACGAGGCGTTTAATACTTTGGAGGCTTATTTAAAAACGTATTTAACAAAATCTCAAACAACTGAGACAATCGTTCAAAGTGAAAGCGACGAGGTTATCGAGGACGACGATTTGGATTTTTAATATTGTTGGTTAATTGTTGGTTAATTAGGAGGCTCAGGCCTCCTTTTTTTTGCAATAGTACACATTTAAAGCGTTTTCCTATACTCCCCTAGAAAATAAAATTTTAAAAAGATAGGGGGGGGTACTTTTTCCAAAAAAATGTGTTGAATGTGTACTATTAAAAAAAATATTAAAAAAAATTAGTTTATATTAAATTAATTATTATCTTTGAAAAACAATTGGAGTGGTAGCCATTTTTAACTTTTTACAAAGTCCCTATTACCACGCAACTACCACTGCTGGTAATGGGGACTATTTTTTTACACTATGATAGTATCAGTATTTAAAGACTTATATAAGTCAACCGACGTACCCTTTCACGTTCCAATTGAAAAAATAGTCAATAGGATTAAAAAAGGAACTTCAAAAGAGATTATCGATTTAATTCGAAATGGAGAATTAAAACTTAAAAGCTCTTTGCCTTGCATTATTTTTGGAGGTATTTTTAATGAGAGAAATTCAAACTCACTCCAGCAGCATTCCGGATTAATGGTTGTCGATTTTGACAAATATCCGGACGTTAAAACGATGCTCTCACAATTGGAGATTTTAAAACAAAATAAACATTTTTGTTTACTTTTTATCTCTCCCTCCGGAATGGGAATTAAAGGCGTTTTAAAGGTCTCAAATGAATTAACTAAGGAAACGCATCCAAAAGTCTTTAAAGAGTTTCAAAAGCAATTTAATTTCGATTATTTTGATATTAGTAATTCAAATGTAGACCGGGTTTGTTATGAGTCATACGATCCAAATATTTATTTTAATAAAGAGGCTGAAATTTTTGATCCAATATTAAAAGAGGAGGGATTTAACGTTTCGGAACGAGTGCCACTTTTACCGGTTACCGACCAGGATAAAATTATCGCTAAGATAATGGAGTGGAACTGGCAAAAAGATTTCAGAGAGGGAGAGCGAAACGCTTTTATTTTTGACTTGGCCGGAGCGTTTTGTGAGTATGGTATTAGTCCGGTTAATGCAGAGGGTTACATTCTTAACAATGTAGTGATTGGAGACTTCTCAGAGTCAGAGGCAAAGACGACAATAAAATCGGCTTATAAAAAACGTAACTTTGATATTAAATACTTTGAGAATTACAATAAAATAGACTCAATAAAAGTAGATTTAAAGAAAGGCAAAAAGGAAGTAATTGAAAAATATGGTATATCGGAGGATACTTTCAACGAAATAAAGGAAGCATCCGAACACGAAGACTTTTGGCAATATGGAGACAAAAATAAACTCCGAATTGATAATTTAAAGTACCGATTATTTTTAGAGCGTAACGGCTTTAAAAAATATTTTCAATCGGACGCTCAAAAGGCAACGTGGATTTATATAAGTTCCAATAAAGTAGTGGAAACCTCAGCAGAGAAAATAAAAGATTTTGTACTTAATTACTTAATGGATCGAGGAGAGATTGACGTTTGGAATTATTGCGCTAGTTATCAAAATATATTCTCAGAAAATTATTTGTCAATGATTGAGAGCGTCGATTTAATGATGTTAAAAGATACTAAAACAAAATCTTATATTGCGTTTGAGAATGGTATTTTAGAAGTTACAAAAGACTCCATTAAATTGGTTGATTATATCGACGTCGACGGCTACGTTTGGAAGTCTCAAATTATACAGAGAGATTTTACTCAAAGCGAGGATCAAAACAACGAATATAAAACATTCATAAATAATATTAGTAATAATGAGCCAATAGCTATCGAGTGCGTCGTTGGGTACCTTTTAAGCACGTATAAAAACAAAATGAATAATAAGGCTATAATCTTAAATGATGAGGTTATAAGCGAAAATCCGGAGGGCGGAACTGGAAAGGGATTATTCGTACAAGGTTTAAAACAAATTAGAAAAATATCAATATTAGACGGGAAGTCTTTTGACGATAAAAAATCGTTTCCTTATCAGACTGTCTCTCCAGAGACTCAAGTTTTGGTATTTGACGACGTTAAAAAGAATTTTGACTTTGAGAGTAAATTTAGTTTGGTAACGGAGGGAATGACTTTGGAGCGTAAAAATAAAGACGCTATTAAGTTGAAAGTTGAGGAGAGTCCAAAAATGGTTATCTCTACAAATTACGCAATTAAAGGAGAGGGAAATTCTCACGATCGTCGTAGGTTTGAAATTGAGTTCGCTCAATTTTACGGAAAGGCTTTGACACCTTACGACGAATTTAATCGCCAACTTTTTGACGACTGGGACGAGGAGGATTTTAAGCGCTTTGATAATTACATGGTTTATTGTTTACAATCTTATTTAAAATTAGGCTTAGTACCTCAAAACGCTAAAAATATAAAAATGCGTAAATTTATCGCTGAGACTTCTATGGAGTTTTTAGAATGGATTAAGGATATTGAAAACGTGCCACACAATCAAAGACTCGAAAAATCTTTTTACTTCAATAATTTTACAACTGAATACCAGGATTATAAAAAATGGTTGACAAATAAAAAGTTTAATATTTGGATCCAAAAGTATTGTAATTTTATAGGGGCTAAATACGACGACGGAAATACTAACGGCATGCGTTGGTTTATAGTTATTACAAATGAAAATAAAATCGTTGAGGATGACGATATAGCTTTTTAATTATGACAGCAATAGAAAAAAAAGAATATAATAAACAATGGTGTTTAAATAATAAAGAAAGAATAAAACAAATAAAAAAAGAATATTATTTAAATAATAAAGAAAAATTTAAACAATATCGTATAGATAATAAAGAAAAAAGAAAAAAAATAAAAAAAGATTGGGATTTAAAAAATAAAGAAAATAATAAGAAATACCGTTTAGATAATAATGAAAAAATAAAAGAAAATAGTAAACAATACCATTTAAATAATAATGAAAAACGAAAAAAAAATGGTGAAAATTATCGTTTAAAAAATAAAGAAAAAATAAAAGAATATCTTTTAAAAAATAAAGAAAAAATAAAAGAACAAGCTAAACAATATCGTTTAAAAAATAAAGAAAAATTAAAAAAACAATCTAAACAATATAATTTAGAAAATAAAGAAAAATTAAAAAATTATAAAAAAGAATATTATTTAAATAATAATGATAAAAAAATTAATTTAATAAAAAAAAAAAAAGAAAATATTTCTAATAGAAGAAAATCAGATCCATTATTTAAATTAACTGGAAATATTAGATCATTAATAGGTATTGCTTTTAGAAAAAATGGATATTCTAAAAAATCAAGAACTTATCAAATTTTAGGATGTTCATTTGAAGAGTTTAAAAATCATATAGAAAAACAATTTACTGATGGAATGAATTGGGAAAATCAAGGCAAATGGCATTTTGATCACATTTATCCAGTATCAAAAGCTAAAGATGAAGAGCATTTAATAAAGTTAAACCATTATACAAATTTTCAACCTCTTTGGGCAATTGATAATCTTAAAAAAGGTAATAAAATATTATGAAACTAAGAGACTACCAAATAAAACTCTCAGCTCAAGCGGCTGAGATTTTAGAACATAAAAAAATCGTCTATTTAGCTATGGAGGTGCGAACAGGTAAAACTTTGACGGCTCTAAATACGGCAAAACTATTCGGAGCTAAAAAAGTCTTATTCCTAACAAAGAAAAAAGCTATCTCGTCAATCCAATGGGATTATGATAATTTCGGATTTGACTTTGATTTGACAATTATAAACGATGAGTCTTTGCATTTAGTAAACGAGTCTTTTGATTTGATTATCCATGACGAACACCACAGATTTGGAGCGTTTCCAAAGCCGAATAAAGTAGCTCAGTTATTTAAAAAGCGTTATTCAAAATTGCCAATGATTTTCTTATCCGGGACGCCAACTCCAGAGAGTCATTCGCAATGGTTTCACCAATTTTGGGTTTCCGATCATTCGCCTTTTAAACAATATACGAATTTTTATAAGTGGGCTGTCGATTACGTTGACGTAAAAGAGAAACGCTTAGGCTATGCAATCATAAAAGACTACTCGCAAGCCAAAGAGCAACTAATTAGAAGAAAGGTACAGCACTTTATTATAACTTTCACACAAAGCCAGGCCGGATTTACGACTTCAGTTAACGAAATGATCCTCGAGTGCGAGATGCAACCGATAACAAATCTAATAATTAACAAACTAAAAAAGAATTTAGTTGTTAAGAATACAGAGGGACAAATTATTCTCGGAGATACCGGAGTTAAATTGATGCAAAAAATTCACCAACTAAGCTCCGGAACTTGTAAATTTGAGGACGGATCCAGCAAAGTAATTGATTTGTCAAAGGCAAATTTTATCCTTGACAAATTTACGGGAGTAAAAATTGCAATTTTTTACGTCTTCAAAGAGGAATATAACGCTCTCAAATCAGTTTATGGAGATAACTTGACAAATGACGTCGAGGAGTTTGACAATAGCGACAAATGTATTGCTTTACAAATTGTCTCCGGACGTGAGGGTATATCTTTAAAGAATGCCAAATATTTAGTTTATTATAATATCGCTTTCAGCGCAACGAGTTACTGGCAATCTCGCGACAGATTAACGACAATGCAGCGACAATCAAACGAGGTCTTTTGGATATTTAGCAAAGGAGGGATCGAACTCGATATTTATAAAACGGTATTAAAGAAAAAAGATTACACACTTAAAATCTTCAAAGAAAATGAACGAAAATAAACACAAATTTCCATACAATTGGAATTTAAAAGACGCAAAATTTACAAAAGACAAAGGCAAAGTATTTAGTTGTTTTGCTTGTGGAGGAGGATCAACAATGGGCTATAAATTAGCCGGGTTTGACGTTATAGGTCATAATGATATTGATAAAAAAATGATTGAAGTATACAAAGAAAATCATAATCCAAAATATTCATTTTTAGAGTCGATTACTACTTTTGCAAAGCGTAAAGATTTACCAAAAGATTTATATAATTTAGATATTTTGGACGGCTCTCCTCCTTGTAGTTCGTTTTCAATGGCTGGAAATAGAGAGAAAGATTGGGGCAAAGAAAAAGTATTTAGAGAGGGACAGGCTGAGCAAGTTTTAGACACTTTGTTTTTTGACTTTATTGACTTAGCAAAAGAATTACAACCCAAAGTCGTAGTCGCTGAAAATGTAAAAGGATTATTAATGGGCGAGGCTAAGGCTTACGTTCGTAAAATTTATGAGGAGTTTGACAAAGCTGGATATTATTGTCAACATTTTTTATTGGATGCCTCAAAAATGGGAGTGCCACAAAGAAGAGAGAGAGTCTTTTTTATTTGTTTACGCAAAGACTTAGCAGGTCAATTTTTAAATTTTATTGATATGTTTACAGAGTTACCAATTATTGAAATGAATTTTAAGGAGATTAATATACCTTTTAAAAATGTTTTTTTTGATTTAACTGATAGGAATTTAACTCCTGCATGTTTACATTTATGGAACAATAAAATTTCTACTGATAATGATTTGGGGATTATTAATGAGCGTTTATTTAAAAAGCCAACTTACTTTGGTTTTAAATTTACTAAAATGAACGAAGTTAATAAAACTATAATCGCAAACGATAATACTGTTTTATTTGATTATCCTAGACTATTAAATAAAATTGAATTATGTAATATTGGAACTTTCCCTCAAGATTATAATTTTTTAAATTTAAAACCTGAATATTTAATCGGAATGTCAGTTCCTCCAATTATGACAGCACAAATTGCCTCAAATATATATGATCAATGGCTAAGTAAAATAAATTAAAAATAATTTGGATATATTAAAATAATATTATTATATTTGTACAACCGCCAAAGTAAAGTATTTAATAATTCCCTTTTCTTTTGCGCTTGGCGGTAGCAATCGAAGAGGGTTTATTTTTTATATTATGAGTGAAATTAAAATTATCGATATTAA